GCCAAATAAATACACAATAAAAGAAATAGCTGAAATTAAATTAAAGATAACAGCCGAGATTTCGGAGGGTAAAAGCCTAAAGTCAATACTTGACAAAAATAAGGATATGCCTTGCAGAGCGACTGTTTATACTTGGTTGAATGATGAACATAAAGATTATGACAAAGAGTTTTTAAACAATTACACGCGTAGCAAGGAGGATTCAGGCGATTTGGACGCTGAAAAAATAGAAGAAATTGCTGAAAAAGTCTTAAAGAAAAAATACGACCCTGCAAGCGCAAGGGTGGCAATAGACGCTTACAAATGGACGGCAGGCAAAAAGAAGCCAAAGAAATACGGAGATAAGTTAGACGTTACGAGTGGGAATGAAAAATTAGAGCAAAACATCACAATAATAACCTCAAATAAAAAAGACAAAGATAATTTAGAGAAATTTGCAGGAGAATAGTTTTGTTTTCGTACTGTAACAAGTAGACTAATCATGTGTAAATCAAATACATAAAAATCGTAATGATTACCACTTATTCTAAAACATTTTACAAATTAGTTGCCGAAACTGTAAGAATATCTATCCAACAAGGCGGAACATCTTGTTTTGGTCCTAATCAGTTAATACAAACAATTAATGGAAGTATTGAAATATCAAAGATTAAAACAGGAGAACAGGTCCAGACGTTCAATGAAGAAACAAAAGAGATAGAAACAAAGGTGGTCCAAGATATATTTAGGTTTGTGAACACTAAAAAAACATATAAGATTACATTGAAAAATGGCAGTACAATAATATGCACAGAGGACCATGAATTTTATGTCAAGGGGGTTTGGATTTCTCTAAAACATTTACTATCTTTGTAAGAAAAAAGATTATGGAAAATTGGAAAGCAATACCGAACTTCAGTACTTATGAAGCATCAGATTTAGGAAGGTTACGTTCATTGAATTATAAGCGTAGTAAAACAATAAGAGTATTAAAGCCTGCCAAGTCAAAAGACGGTTACATGAAAACAATGTTATTAGATGATAACGGTAAATATAGTAGTTGGACCGTACATAAATTTGTAGCATTAGCATTTTTTGGACCACGCAAGGAAGGACAAGAGATAAATCATATTGATTGTGATAAAACAAATAATAATATAAATAATTTAGAATACACAACTAGAAGTGAAAATATAAAACATGCTTATAGAAATAGTCTAATAACACCCAAAAGAGGCTCTTTGAATGGAAACTCAAAACTAACCGAACAGGATGTTGAAGAAATAAGAGAGCATGTTAGAAATTGTGTAAGTAGATATTATGGAAGAAAGAAACTTGCAGAAAAATACAATGTAAGTGAAGCCCATATTAAAGATATTGTAAATAGTAGACGTGGAATATGGAATTGTGTAAGTCCGACATATTAAAAATAGAGGAGGTGCAAGAGCCTTATGTTTATGATTTGTCAATAAAAGATAATCATAACTACTTTATAGATTGTAATGGTCCTATATTGGTCCATAACAGTTCAAAGACTTTCAGCACAATCCAAGGTCTTATAATAATCGCAATTAAACAGCCAAAAGTATTAATATCGGTCGTAGCCGAAAGCGTGCCACACTTAAAACGTGGAGTTATCAGGGACTTTTATACAATAATGGGAAATTCATTCAACAATAAGTCATATAACAGAACAGATATGATTTATACATTTGATAATGGTTCAAGAATTGAGTTTTTTAGTGCTGATGACCATGCAAAATTAAGAGGCGCAAGGCGTGATTATCTTTTCATTAATGAGTGTAACAATGTAAACTATGAAGCATTTACACAATTAGAGATTAGAACAAAAAAGAGAATATTTTTAGATTTCAATCCTACTCATGAATTTTGGGTCCACACAGAACTATTAAAAAGAGATGATATTTACTTTTTTACTTCAACTTATTTAGACAATGAGTTTTTAGAAGATGAAATTATTAAATCTATTGAACACAGGAAAGGAAACACTAATTGGTGGAAAGTTTACGGACTTGGAGAGCTTGGCAATCTTGAGGGATTGGTGTTTCAAATAACTATTCGTGAATTACCGGGAGAGGCAAAGTTAATAGGTTACGGTTTAGATTTTGGATATACTAATGATCCGACAGCATTTATCGGAGTCTATAAAATGAACAATGAGTTATATTTAAAAGAATATATCTATCAAAGAGGCTTGACAAATCAAGATATTTGCAAAGATTTTGCAGATTTACAGATAAAAAAATATGATAGTATAATAGCAGATAGTGCAGAGCCTAAAAGCATTGAAGAAATAAGGCGTAATAATTGGAACATAAAACCAGTAAGCAAAGGCAAAGACTCTATTAATTTCGGAATTGACATAATGCTTCAGTATAAATTAAATGTTGATACAAATTCAACAAACTTAATCAAAGAATTTAGGAATTATCAATGGGAGGTAAGTAAGACTGGAGAGAAAACAGGAAAGCCAATTGATGACTTTAACCATGGCATTGATGCAATACGATATATTTGTATGATGAAATTAACAAATAAACGCAAAAGAGGGCTTGTCTCTTGGTAAAAAGTATTATATCTGTAATCTAAAATAAATAATTATGAAAAAAGAATAATTGAACTATTAAAAGCTAAAAAACAATGAGACTAATAAATTATTTCAAGTACCTATTTTCAAACAAGCGAACATCAAAAGAAGTCGTAAAGAAGCTGATTAAGCAAAATGTTCATCATTACACAAATTCAAAGGGCAAAAACATGGGCTTTGATAAAGTGATAATTTTCTACAAAGATGGAAGCAAAAAGAAATTCAAACTAATATCATGGTTTATTCATCGCAAACACATTAAAAAGAACCTTTACAACAAGGGATTAATTGAGATTAACTTTTTACTTAAAAATAAGATATTATGAGCAAAGAACAACCAAAGCCATCAATAGCAGATTTCAAAAAGGAAATCAACAAAACATATACTGGGATAAGTTATGTTAAAATGCGAAAACTTTTCAAACAGCATTTAGAGATTCAGAAGCATTTAGAAACTCACACTCAATTAACAAGTCTGATTGTTCTTGAAAATGCGGAATATGAAACCGCATTAAAACCTTTCAAAAAAGTTGTAATACTTAAACCTTAAACATTGCTTACAGAAAATATTTATTAACATAACAAATTCTATTATCATTTTGCATTAATTTTGTGTTTTTAACACGAGATGAATGATATTCAAGAACGATACTGAGATATTTGAGTTAATAAAGACTCCGAAAAACAAAGTAAACATTGATTTAGCACGTAAAAGGCATAGAGAATTAAATATGCACATAAACGGCGTTGATGTCAAAGTTCAGAAAATTGACGGTTACGAAGATGATACTCAAAAAAAGCTACGAGATAAACTCACGCGGTCAAATAAATCATTGTATGCAAGATTGCTAAAGCCAAACGACAAGGTATTCTCAGCAAAAGGCGGCTCACGCTATTATGAATTATCTGATAGGTTAAGAAAGGATTTCACTTCAGCAACATATAAAGGATATACAATACCAAGATGGGTTAAGCAATGTATTAATAAATTCTATGTCGATCCGAATGGTTTGTTTTTTGTCGAAGTTGGCAAAGACGGAGAGCCATATCCTACATATAAATCAATAAATTCAATACGTGATTACGGTTTTGACGGTCTGATTTGTCAATATGTAATATTTGAGCCAAAAGAATTACCTGATGGAGTAAAACAATACAGAGTTGTAGATGACCGCAGAGATATAATCGTACAAACCAAAGACGGCGAAAACTTCGATATATTAAAAAATGAAACGTACAGGAATATATTGGGCAGAGTTCCTGCAATTAGAATATCACAAACTCCCGATGACGTTTATAATATAATGGCTTCGCCAGTTGAAACAACACTTGAAACAGCCGAGGAGTATCTACAAAATAATAGCACAAAATCAGTTTATAAGTATTTACATTTATATCCTATATTTTGGCGTTATCTTGAAGATTGCTCATATTGTCAAGGAACTGGAGAAATAGAAGGAAAAACTTGCAAATATTGTAATGGCTCGGGGTTAAAGAAAACAAAATCAGTATCTGAAGTTATAGGATTACCACAACCAAAAGATGCAGCCGATCCTACTATTGCCCCAAATGTTGCCGGATATGTTCAGCCTGACCTTGAAACATTAAGGGAAATGCGTGAGGAGTTTAAGCAGTTAATCAAGGAAATGGAATTTGATTTATGGGGGTCAAACACAAAAGAAGATTCAAGTAATGAAACGGCAACAGCAGCATTTTTAAACGTTCAGCCTGTTTACGATAAATTAAATGATAGTTCTTTATGGGCAGAATATGTTGATAAAAGCATTACTGATTTTATCGGCGAAATAAAATACAGGTCAGCATACAAAGGCAGTTCAATTTCTTATGGTCGCAGATATATTTTAGAAACTCCCGATGTGATATTTGATAAGTATGTAAAATATAAAGCAGCCGGAAGTCCAAAAACAACACTTGATTACTTTTTAACACAATATTATCAATCACAATTTGAAAGTGATAGTACTTCAATGTTGATGTATATTAAATTGTTAAAGATTGAGCCATTTGTCCATTCAACAGATGTTGAAATTCAAGGATTAAATGTAAATCAAATAGATTATTATAAAAAGATATATTTCAATGAATGGGTTAAGACATTGAAACAAGAAAATATTTTGGTAAAGGATTTTACTGAACTTGATGCAGAGCTTACGGTTTTTGCACAAACAAAAGTAACGGCGGCGGTTAAGTTGCCAAGTGATTAATTTAAAATTAATAAAAATGGATAAAAGACACTTAGAGTTTAAAATACTCGAAATGAAAACAGTCGAAGTGGAAGGAAAAGGCGGTAAAACAAAAAAATACCGTAAAATTTCTGAATATCGACCATCCGACAGAGGTCATGTAATGATTTCTGAGGCTCAGGCGAAAATATTAAACGTCAGACCAACAGAAAAAGGAATGTTCTATGTTTTGGATAAGAAAAACCCCAAAAACACAGGAACTAAACATCCTGAAAAATGGGAAGTTACAAGAGCGGTTAAAAATGAAACTAATGATGCTATTCCTGATGTTTTTGAGAATGAAACTGACGAGGTAATTGATCCGCCAAAGGATGAAAAGCCAAATAGCGATGAAGTTCCTGTCGAAAAAGATTTAAAAGACATGACAAAAAGAAGCGAATATGAAGATTATATCATAAAACATAATCTGCCATTAGTTTCTAAAGATTATAAGAATAAGGATTTATTGCTTGAGGCAATTGAAAAAGAAATTGAAAAGTTAAAATAACCATCCGAGTTAACGGATAAGTAAAACATATATTATGAATAAAGATTTAATAAAAAAATTAGCAGACACGCTAAAAGTTACAGACCCCGAAGCATTCGGGAAAGCATTATCAGAAGAAAATGGAACTTTTGAGATACCTAAATTAAAAATCTATACAGATGACGAGCATTCCAAGTTAAAAATCTACACACCTGAAAGCTTTGACACATATACTACTAACACAGAAAAAGTAGGATATGACAAAGGAAAAGTTGTTGGAGAGGAAATGCAAATGAAAGCTGTACGAGATGAAATGGGAGTTGAAGTTGATGGATATAAAGATAAATCTATTTTAGTATCTACATACAAAGATCATATCTTGAAAGAAGCCAAAATCGAACCTGATAAGAAAGTAGAGAAATTAGAAATTGACCTAAAGACTTTACGTGAAACAAAAACTGAACTTGAACAGGGGTATGAGAAAAAAGAAACTGATTATAAAAGCCAAATTAAAGGCATGAAATCAGAACATTTTTTATTATCTCAATTTAAGGACAGTAAAGATGGGTTACCAGCCACTCACAAAGTTGCAATTTTTAAAGCCGAGGGATACGGAATTAATTTTAATGATTCAGGTATTGCAGAACCGACAAAAAACGGGGAAGTAGTTAAAAATGAAAACAGAGAGGCTAAAAAGTTTTCAGATGTTGCAGATGAATTTTCTGTATTATACAAATGGGATAATGCAGGGGGCAGAGGTGGAGAAAATGAAAATGGCGAAAATGGCAAATTCAAAGACTTCAATGAATTATTTGCACACATGGAAAAAGAAAACATCGACCCGGACAGCACAGAGGGGACAGGATTACAAGAAGAATTAAAAAAAACATTAAATAAAAAATAATTAAAATGGCGAATTACGCAGATTCAAGACGAAAAAATATCCAATATCAATGGAGTAAAAACATGGCAAGTCCTGAGTTTAAGATGAAACCATCGGTAACTATTGAAATGTTAAAAAAGAACGTTGATTTAATTTTGCCAGCAAAAGAAATGGCAAGAATAATGGAAGTTAAAAAAACAGATCAAGATACCGTTGAAATCAACTTATTAAACAAACAGGCGGCTTCATTAGGTTCTGCAAGAGCAGCGGCTCATACAGGGGATATTAATGATAGTACAATAACTACACAAACATTCACAACTATTAGTGATACGTTTAAAACCTCAATCAAACAGGCGGACAGAGATAGTGTTTTTACACTTGCTCAAATGACTTCTGTTCAGATTTATTCTAAAATGCTTAGCATTGTAGAATCATTAGAAACAGCAATGTTGGCAGCTTTAAACACCAACAAATCGCAAGTTTCAAACACGCCATCATTAGGAAATTGGAATGATGACTCTGATTATATTTATAAAGTGTCAACAGCCGATAGACTTTTATTTTTCCAAAGACTCAAAGGATTTATGAATCAAAACTATTATAAAGGTCAATTCGACGTAATAGGCGATGAAGGATTAAAACAATTGTTTGAACATCTAAGCTGGCAAGGTGGCGGAAATAGTGTAAATTCACAGCCTCAACTTTCAAATATCGAAATGTTTGGTTCTGCTGAATTGGCGAAAGTTTCAGGCGCTGAAGGCTACTGTTATATAGCACCAAAAGGAACAATCGGTTTATTGGATTGGATTCCTGAGAAAAACAGAAATGGTTTTGGTCATACGTTCCAAGTTGGTGGATTATATTATAGCTTACCTGACCCTTGGGGGCTGGGATTAAACTTTGCAGTACATGAGTACGCAACAGCCGCAGATAATGAATCAGCAGCAGGGGAAACTCAGGATATTAATATTCAGGGTGAAATTTCTATTGACCATTCATTCTTAGTGCCAACATTCTCAACAAGTAATTTAAGCGCAATTTATAAAGCATATCTTTTAGGATAATGAAAAAACTATTTATAATTTTAGCAATTGTAGTACTGGGTATTGCAAGCTACGGACAAAAAGTTATCGCTTTTACAACTGACACTATTACCAATACTGAAACCGTTGTTACATTTGAGACAGCTCGAATTTCTCCAACAACTGATGTTGTTGTGGTTATTTTGGCAACAAATCTAACAGGAACGACAGCCGGAACAGCTGTATTTCAGGGTTCGATAGACGGTACTATCTTTTCAACTATTTCAACAGCCGCAGGCGACACTATGACAATTACGGATGGTGCAACATATACTTGGAATACTGAAGAACTTGCAGGAAACGGTTATAATTTTTACAGAGTTCAATTCCTATCGACTGGTACACATACCACAGGGATGTCAGGCTCATATATGTTTTTTAAACCGTAAATGTATATAGTTTCACTCATAGAAGCAACAACTGGTTTATATCAGCGCGTGGGTCATAAACAACCCACCGTTGCTGATATGCCAACTTTATCGGCTGCAAATCTTGTTTCAAATAGTGGTCTTTATTTTGGTGGTGGACTGACTACTATTCAAAATATTTACGACTGTCAAGAAGATTCGGCTATTTCGGATGCTAACTTCAACACATTGTTGATTTCAAAGCAAAAGGAAGCAATAAATGCAATGTTACAAAAAGTTTTCAATGAGGATGATTTAATCGAAAACCGATTATTATTTCCTTATGAAAATGTAATGACTGACACTATTGCCAACGCAACAAACTTTGTAGGTTATGAAATATCAGTAAGTAAGCGAAAAAACATAACCACAATATTTAACGAGTTGACAGCGACATTTGATGCAATAGATGCAGTTAAACTTTTATTGTTTCATTCAAGTAAGCAGGATGCAATTACAAGCAAAGAAATTACAACCGTTGCAAATCAGGATGTTTCAGAAACAGTTACTGATTGGGTATTGGAAAACTCAACATATAAAGGTGGAAAATATTATATAGGATATTTAACAAGCGGTTTAACGCCAAAGGCAATTAACCGAGAATGGAATGAATCAAATGTCCAAAACACTTTTAATCATGTCGGAATAACTCCAATTAAAGTTAGTGGATGGAACGCAGAAACATTGTTTGACGTTGATGATATTGTATATACAGCCGACACTTACGGATTAAACTTCGATATTTCTGTACATAAGGACTTCACAGACCCTATTTTAAGGAACAAACCAAAGTTTGATAATCTGATTCAACTTCAATTTGAAGCAGATATGCTAAAGCTGATTGCAACCTCGACCCGAACAAATCGGATTGAAAGGATTTGTGATAAGGCATATTTTGCCCTGTATGGCGACACAGAAAACCATATCACAGGACTTGAAAAAAAATTGGAACGTGAAATTAAAAAACTTAAAGAAACATTTACACCTAAACAAAAACTAACTTCATACACAGTAAAATGAAAAATTTATTAATAATATTATTTGTATTTATCGGATTGACAACATTTAGTCAAAGAATCTATACTGATTCAATAGACGTGTCAACTATCAGTGGGGCAGATACAATGATAACTATTCCATTTAGAAGTGAAAGCGGCTCAAGTATAGAGTTCGATTTCACTAATTTTGATGCTGATGATGCAATTTTAGACTTCGGCTATATTAACAACCGATGTTTTTCAAGAGCAGATGACAATAGACTTCCATTAACATTAAGTACTGCATTATATGATTATACTACTAATTGTAGTGTGTCAAGTGGGACTTATGCCGGGGTAATTTTAACCAACATTAAATGGAACTCTAAGTATATCGTGTTCAAGTTGACATTAACGAGTGTTACGACTGGAACGTTTATTTATTCATTCATTAGATAAATGGCAACTCCAACGATAACAGATCCGCAAGGAATTGACGACCCGATACAAAGATTGCAGAATTATTTTACAAGCAAACTTTGGACCGGTAAGATTCCTGATGATAGTCGGGCAATTAGTTATTCAAGCTATGGAAAGGCTTGTATAATTAATGGTAAACCTTATTATTATGTTTCTGCTATTGATTACAAAGAGTTGTTGATGAATGATAAAATAGACGGACATTCATTTTTTGTTGTAAATAACAGCGTTGAATTTAATGATTATATGCACCAATCGGATGTTGATTTGTACTTTTTTGTTGATTTAAAAAAGTTAAGTGCAGTTACAACACGAGCCGAGCAGGAGGTT